GATATAATTATTATGTTCCCCCACACCATCACCCTCTACAATGTGGAGACCATCCCAAAGGACGATTACAAGGACGAAGTAATCAACCATATCACCATCCTGCGGGGCGTACTTGTGGACGATTCCAAGGCCGCCAACATGCGCGAGAGCGGCCTTGTGAGCGCAGACGCGGTGAACCTCCTGATTCCATTTAATGCGAAAGCAACCGATGCGGTCACGGGTGCGGGAAAGAAGTTTATGCCGCCCATCGAGTTCTGGCGCTCTGAAGACAAGGCCAGCCATTGGACGCTGGCCATCAGCGCAAAAGGGGCAAAGCTGGACGGGTACACCTTCTTTGTTAAGGGCGTGGCCCTGCCGCCAGACGTCAATCCACAAACAGGACAGCCCCTCAAGCCAAGCCTAGTACGGGATGTTGTGGAATCCATGTACGATGACGTGTACAACATCACCAAGATTGACACGAAGGATTTTGGCGGGCTGCAGCATTGGGAAATCGGAGGGCTATGAGGTGGCGGGAGTAAAGTTCACGCTTGACGCGAAGCGGTTTAAAAAGGATATGGAGCGGCTTGACCGAAAGATGAGGTTTGCCGGGGAGGGGGCGGAGCACGCCCTTGCCGTCCAGATGGCGAAAGACACGGAGCCGTATGTGCCAGCCCAAACAAAGTCCCTCGCGAACCGAACAATTGTACATGAGGATACCGTCATCTACCCAGGCCCATATGCAAGATTCCTATATTATGGAAAACTCATGATTGACCCAAAGACCGGAAGCCCATGGGCGCCAAAGGGAGCATCAAAGGTGGTTGACCCGCAGGGGAAAGATTTGAGCATTAGTACGGCGGTACACAGCAAGGCACAATCCCATTGGTTCGAGGCATCCAAAGCCCAGAACCTTCCAAAATGGAAACGCGTAGCAGGGAGGTTGATGCAGCGTGAGTTCGGAAGATAAGCCCATTGAATTCGTGGAAGCAAAGGAAGAAGACCGCATATCAAGAAACCTCTTGGGGTGGTTGAGCGGTTACCATGAAATCCCGCTTTCCATCCTGCGCATTGACTATGAGTTCCTTGACGCCAAAGAGTCCAGTATGTCCCTCTCCACGATTCAGGGCGCTTACATCGTCGAGCAGTTCATTGACGGCACTTACACAGCGGAATACCAGTTCAAGCTCATTTACCGTTTGCGTGCAAACACGCCGGACGAACGCCTGAAAGCAGATGAACTGCTCGACGGCCTGGGGGATTGGGCAGTTGCGCAATTTGACGCCGGGAGCGGCCCGGATATCGGGAGCGGCCTGGAAGTCCAGGAATTTGAACAGGCTACCCGCTCTTCTTTGTTCGCCCGAATGGAAGACGGGTGGGAAGACCACCAAATATTTATGCGGATGACCTACAAGGCCAATCCGGGAAAGTGAGGAAATCATGGCAGAAAAAAGAAGCGCATTTAAAGCATTTTTGAACACAACTCCGGGATCGGATGCCACGTACAGCATTATCGGCCCCGGCGTGACGGAGCTATCCATTTCGTATAACCCGCAGACCAGCACGGAGCAGTATATCCACGAGGACACCGCCACCACTGAGCTGACCGGATACCAGCCCAATGCCCCCGTAACGGCCCAGGTGGTGAAGGATGACCCCACCTTTGAGTTTATTAACGGAATCAGGAAGGGGCTGCTCATCGGCAGCGACGCCCACACGGATGTGGTTCATGTGGATCTGTTCGGAAAGCAGACCGGGAGCGCCTACGAGGCCACAAAACAGCCTGTTTCCATCCAGATTGACAGCTATGGCGGCTCCGCAACGGACCCCCTGTCCATCGGCTACACCATTAACTGGCGCGGCGCAGGCACGGAGGGGACGTTCAACCCCAGCACAAAAACCTTCACTGAGGGCGCGGCGGCTGCGGCGTTCTCCGCCAGAAAGGGTGATTGATGATGGCTGGAATCCGCGTCAATACAGGCGTAAAGCGCATCGAAGTCAATGACAACGGGGACTATATCACCATCAACCTGAACGACAACGATTTTATGGATCGGTTTTTTGCCGCATACGAGGAAATCCAGAGGATCGCGGACGAATCGACCGCAAAAGAGGCGGAAATCAAAGAGTGGCACAAGGAAAACGAGGGCGGAACCGGATTCATGAAAGACATTTTTGCCCTTTACTCCAATGTGGGCATGGAAATGAAGGAACAGGTTGAAAGTCTGTTCGGGGCCGGAACCTGCAAGAAGGTGTTCGGCGACATCACGCCCACCTTTGACCTTTATGTTGATTTCTTTGATCAGCTTACGCCGTATCTCCAGGAGTTTGCGGCGGAAAAGAAGCAGCGTATGAGCAAATACAGCGCGGACAGAACCGGGAATGCATAACGCAATGCTGGATCGCCTCCCAGAGGACTATCAGGGATGGCTCATTCGGACGGATTACCGAATTGGGGTTCAAATACAACTTTGCCTCTCCGACCCAGATCTGTCTGACAGCGAAAAAACGGGGACGGCGCTGTACCTGCTTTATGGAAATGGCGTGCCGGACTTTCAGACGGCCATTGATGGGCTGTCCTGGTTTATGTCTGGCGGGAATCCGGCGCCAATTGACGGTGACGGGGATGAACCGCCCACATACTCCTTTGAACAGGATTCTGGGCGGATTGTATCCGCGTTCCGAAAGGTGTTCGGAATCGACATCAGCCGGGAGCGGCTCCACTGGTTTGAATTCCTGGCCATGCTGGGCGATCTCAGTGGAACCGCGTTCACCAGCGTGATTGACATCCGCACCACAGCTCCGTCCGAGGTGGACAAAAAGAAGCGGGCGGAGTTTATTCGGCTGCAAAAACGATTCGCACTGTCCTGCCAATATTCGGCGAAAGAACAGGCGGAAATCAACGAGTTTATGGAGCAACTGAAATAAACCCACCGGACTATGAAACCCACATAGATTCATTGACGGCAAAATCAACAGAATAGGATTGATGAAAATGTTAGTAGAAATCATGAACTTCAGGCGTGAGGAGCGGGCTATCTGCACCAGCCTGGATGTGGCAGAAACATTTGGAAAAGCCCATGACAAGGTAATGCGAGACATCAAAAACCTTGGGTGCAGCGAGGAATTTAATACCGCCAATTTTGGCGATATCTTCTATTCCGACTCCATGAACCGGCAGCAAAAAGCCTGCGTTATGACCCGAGACGGCTTCACTCTCCTTGTCATGGGCTTCACCGGCGATCTGGCTATGAAGTTCAAGGAAGCGTATATTAAGCAGTTTAACGCTATGGAGGCCGCGCTTCAAGGCAAGTTGATTGAGCGAGAAAAGGGTATCGCCGTTCGGCAGTCACTGACAAAAGCCCTCCAGCAATCCACCGATAACGCTCGAATGCATGGCCACGCTTACTCTGCCTATACCAACTGCATTTACAAGGAGTTGTTTGGCATGAACGCCAACCAGCTTCGGGAAAAGTTCGGCACCAAAAAGAAAGACAGCCTGCGGGACTGCTTCACACAAGAGGAACTGCGGGCCATCCAGTCTATGGAGTGCCTTGTCAGCGGTCTGGTGGACTGCGGCTGGGAGTATGACCGGGTAAAGGCGTTTATACACGAAAACAACGCACGGCGGCAGTTGGCCGCATAAATAACACGTCCCAAAGCTGAGCAAAAGGACTGAGCGGGGCCATTTCCTTCAAAGGGGGTGACATCGCTTGGCCTTTGGCTACGATGGTTCCATCCGCATTAAGGCGGATTTAAATCACAGCAACTTTGACCGTGGGCTGGCTTCGATGACCAATAAGGTCAATTCCTTTGGGTCTACGCTGAAGAAAATAGCTGGAATGGTGGCTGTTGCGTTCGGTACTGCGGCGCTGGTCAATTTCGCAAAAGAGAGCGTCAAACTTGCCTCCGATATCCAGGAGGTTCAGAATGTCATTGATGTGACGTTTGGCAAGGGCGCGGCGCAGATTGAGGAATTCGCCCAGTCTGCGGCTACGGCGTTCGGCCTGTCTGAGCTGGCCGCAAAGCAGTACACCGGGACGATGGGGGCAATGCTGAAATCGTCTGGTCTGACTGTTAATGCGGCGCAGGAAATGTCAATTGCCCTGACTGGGCTGGCGGGAGACATCGCATCCTTCTACAACCTGGATACCGATACCGCATTTGAAAAAATCCGTTCTGGCATCAGCGGCGAAACTGAACCGCTTAAGCAGCTCGGTATCAACATGAGTGTTGCGAACCTGGAGGCCTATGCGCTGTCCCAGGGCATCACAAAGAGCTACAACGCCATGTCCCAGGCCGAACAGGTAATGCTCCGATATAACTACCTGTTGAGCGCAACTACGGACGCCCAGGGGGATTTTGCCCGCACATCCGGCAGTTTTGCCAACCAAATCCGAATCCTGCAGCTCAGTTTCGACCAACTGAGAATCGCTGTTGGCAACGCCCTTATCCCAATCGCCGAGGCTGTACTTCCCAGTATCAACGCCATTATTTCAGGTCTGACAAAGCTGGCCAATGCATTTGCCAAAGTGACGGCCCTGTTGTTTGGGAAGTCCCCAGAGGTAAAGGCTACAAGTGGAATCGCGGCATCCGCAGGAGCAGCGGCAGACGCAACCAACGGTCTTGCGGACGCCACAACCGGGGCGGGGAATGCGGCGAAGCAGACGGCGAAGGATATGAAGGGCGTACTTGCCGGGTTCGATGAGCTGAATATTCTTGCCTCCAATGCGGCGGACAGCATGGACGGCGCAGGCGGCGCAGGCAGCGGAGGCGGCGGACTTGGCGCTGGGGCGGAGGATTTCGAAATTCCCTCCTACGAATCTGAGATTGAGGACGTAAGCCAGCTCGAGGAAGCCTTTGAATCCCTTGGGGAAATGTTTGTTAAGGCGCTCGATGCTATGTTGGCGGCTATGCCCGCGTTCCGCCAATCACTCTTGGATTTTGCGGAAAGTTTTAACGAATTTAACCAAAAGCTTTATGACGCGTTTACCTTCCCCGGTGTGGTTGAACGTGTGGAGCAGCTGGGCCGCGAGTTGGCCGAGGCATTCAACGACCTTGTGAACGCCATTGACTGGGAGCTTTGGGGACGCACCCTTGGGGCTGGCCTAAACCTTGCGCTGCAATTCCTGACTGAGTTCCTATACACGTTCGACTGGATCAATCTCGGGAATAAACTCGCCGAATTCATCAACGGGATTGTCTACGAGGTTGACTGGTACGACTTTGGGCGGCTGCTGTGGGCGAAATTCAAACTCGCGCTGGAAACATTCGCGGGGTTTATTCTTGGGCTGGATATGCCCGCACTGGCTCGGGCCGCAAGCGACATCATTATGGGGATCTTCGACTCTATGAAAGAAACCATAGCCAACATTGATTGGGGAGAAATCGGCAGGCAGGTAGCGGAATTCCTCAACAACATTGATTGGGTCGGAATAATCACTTCAATTTCTGGTGCGCTCAAAGAGATGATTCCGGCGGCGCTTGACCTGATTGGCGGGTTTATCTCCAACGCAGACCCAGATACCCTGCTGGTTGCGGCGGCATTTCTTGGCACTAAGATCCTCGGAAAGATCGGCAGTTCCGTTTTAATGCCGATCGCCAAAGAGATTGCCGGGAACCTGATAAAAGATATTGCCGCCTCCATTACAGGCGGGGAGTCCGGCGGGATTTTGGCTTCAATCGGCAGTATAATTGCCAAACCATTTTCTGCCGCAAAAAATGCGATATGGGAATTTGCAGATGGCGTATCAGCCGCATTCTTTATTGCGAAAAATTCTTCTTATACGCTGTCGGAAGCGTTTCAGCTGGTATTTGGCCCCGCTTCAATTATCGCCGGAGCAGCTGGAGTTGTTGGCGGCTCAATTCTTGCCATTGTGAATTTCTTTACTATGCTGTCAGAGGGGTTTAGCTGGCTGAATGAAATTTTGATGCTGGTTGGCATCGCGATTGCGGCGGTTGGCGCTGTGCTTCTCGGCGTACCCGCCACTGTTGCGGCTGCTGTCGCCGGTGTTATCGCGGCTGTAGCGACTGCGGTCGTACTAATCAAGGAGCATTGGGAGGAAATTGTCGATTTCTTTGTCGGTCTGTGGGAGGACATCACAAAACTTGCATCTGACGCCTGGAATAAAATCGTTGAGGTGTGGGGCGCAGTTTCTTCCTGGTTCGATGAGAATATCATTCAGCCCGTCGTAGGCTTCTTTACCGAATTGTGGGAAAACGTCACGCAGCTTGCTTCGGATGCATGGGATGCCATCGTTGGGGTTTGGGAGGCTGTGTCCTCCTGGTTTGACGAAAACATTATCCAGCCCGTAACAGAGTTTTTCACGAAGCTTTGGGAGGATATTACACAGCTTGCATCGGATTGTTGGGATGCTATTGTCGAGGTTTGGGACAAGGTTTCCACATGGTTTGATGAGAATATCATCCAACCGCTGACTGAATTCTTCACAAAGCTGTGGGAGGATATCTCTCAATTCGCGTCTGACTGCTGGGACGCCATTGTAGGCGTGTGGGAAGCCGTCACCGGGTGGTTTGATACGAATGTCATCCAGCCTGTATCCAAGTTTTTCAGCGATATGTGGGACAGCATAACAAGATGGGCGTCTGATGCGTGGGATAACATCGTGAAAGCGTTTAAAAATGCCGGAAAATGGTTTGAAGAACACGTTACAGACCCCATCGGAAAGGCGTTCGAAGCGGTTGGCAATGCAATCAAGGGCGTTCTAAATGGCGTAATTGGCGCGATTGAAGGAGTTATCAACGGAGCAATCAAGGGCGTCAACTGGCTGATTCAGAAAATAAATGGACTTATCGGTGATGGTGTTTTGTCAGCAGGTCTGGAGTTCTTAGGGCTTCCAAACGGAAAGATCCCAACAATTGGAACAGTTTCCCTCCCCCGTCTCGCCAACGGCGCGGTCATCCCGCCCAACCAGCAGTTTGCGGCCGTCCTGGGCGACCAGCGCAGCGGAAAGAACTTAGAGGCCCCGGCGAACCTCATCCGGCAGATGGTGGCCGAAGGCATCCAGATGGCGGGAGGCGTTGGCAGGAGCAGCGGCAACATGACAATCATCATGGAGATTGACGGTCGGGAGTTTGGCCGTGCGTCCTACAAATACGGCACAGCGGAGCAGCAGCGTGTCGGCGTGAGATTGGCGGAGGTGAGAGCATGAAACTTCCTGTGTTTACTGTTGATGGCGTTGGTTACCCTGGTGTAAACGTTTTGAGCCTGAAACGCACCTTTGCCGTTATGGACGGCGACAACGCGGGCCGGACGATGGACGGGGCTATGCGCCGGGATATCATCGGTACATATTACAACTACAACATGGAGCTTACATCGGATTACAGCGATCTTTCGGAATACGATGCGCTCTATGAAGTTTTGTCCGCACCAGTTGACAGCCACACTATTGTTGTCCCATACGGACAGGGGGCGCTCGCTTTTGAGGCGTATGTAGCCAACGGGGACGATGAACTTCTCCATAAGCGTGACACCTTCAACAAATGGCAGAATCTTAGTGTGAACTTCGTCGCCATGAATCCACAAAGGAGGCCCGCGTGAGCGTACGCATCGTATACCAGGACATTGCCGCCGGGGCGGACGATGACGCCGCAGTAAGCACCCAGGACGCCGCGTCCTTTGCAGATGTATCCTTGCTCCCCTTCGGTTCCCAGGGTGGCCCTATCGCCGCCCTGGGGGCAGGGAGCTGGCTCCTGGACGGTTCCCGGGAGATACTGGACGAGCAGTCCATCGGATTTTGGTCCGCGTCTATGAGCGGCCCGGACGCGCGGTTTGAGAACCCGCCCGAAATTGTGATTGAGTTCGACAGGCGGTACACATCCCCCGGCCTGTTCCTCACCTTCGACCCCGGCAGCGGGGAATACTGCTCCAGTGTGACCATCCAGTGGTTCCAGGGGACGGCGAAGCTCTACGAGGGTTCCTACCAGCCGGGCGCGGTGGAATATTTCTGCGCGCACACCGCCGAGGCGTACGACAAGATTGTCATCCGGCTGAACGCCACCAGCGTCCCATACCGCTATGCCAAGCTGTCTAAGATTATGTTTGGCGTGTCCAGAACCTTCTACAGGGAGGAATTGCGCAACGTCAAGGCCGTCCAGGAGGTAAGCATTATCTCAGACCAGGTAGCAATCAATACGCTGGATTTCACCCTGGACAGCCAGCACAACGTGGAGTATATGTTCCAGTTTAAGCAGCCGGTGTTTGCCTACGATGGTGAAACCCTGATTGGCGTGTTCTACATTGATGATTCCAAGCGGCGCGGGGCTGGGCTGTACGATATATCCTGCAAAGACGCAATCGGTGTTCTGGATGATGAACCGTACCCAGCGCGGATGCTTATCAATGCCTCCGTACGGGAGCTTTTAGAGGATATCTTGGGCGGATACTTTGACTTGGATCTGGACGCGGCACTGAGCGCCGCCGCCATAACGGGATATCTCAAGGACGGCTCCCGGCGGCAAGCCCTCCAACAGGCTGCCTTTGCGTTGGGCGCTATGGTGGACACCAGCGGGAGTGAGGCCGTCCGGGTGTACCGGGACAGGGAGGCCAGCCCACGGAAAATCCCGCAGGGACAGGTGTACACCGGCGGCTCGGTGGACAAATCCGCTATCGTCACCGCCGTCCAGGTGGTGGCCCACACCTACAGCGCTACGGGTGAAGGGAGCGACACCGTAGAGGTGGACGGGGTGACCTACTACCACAGCACAACGACCACCACCATTTCTAATCCGAACGCCACGGCCAGCGACAAGCAGAACGTGGTCGAGGTGAAGGACGCAACGTTGGTGAACCTGGAAAATGTGACGGCGATAACCCAACACCTGTATAACTACTATACCATGCGGGACACCCAAAACGTCAGGATTGTCATGGACGGGGAGAAGCCGGGGGACCATATCGCCGCGCCGACCCCATGGGGCACCGTCATGAACGGCTATATCGCGTCAATGCAGATTGTGCTGAGCGGTATAGCGGCGGCGGACTGCGAGGTTGTGGGCACCGATGTCAAGGCCGTGGGCGACGCGGAAACCCGGTTCTCCGGTGAATTTATGGCGGGGGAGATGTGAGAATGGACAATATCATGGACACCCTGATAACAGACCGCGCCCAGGCGGATGTAGACCGGGCCAAATACCTTAATTCCCTGTGGGACGCGCGGGCGGGCCGATGGCGCGGGACGCCGGAGGAATGGGCCGAATGGGCGGCTGGGCCGCGCGGGGCGTATGGGTTCAACGACATGAACCGGGTGAATGAAGCGGTTGCATACCTGACGGGGATGCTTGCCGGCATGGGATACACCGTTGCGGTCGAGGGTGTTGTCCCGGCCTATAACATCCATGTCGGCGTTGAACCGGACGGCGGCGGTATCGCGTCCGGCAGCGGCGTCTTCTTTGAGGGGGATACCGTGACCGTATCTGCGCAGGCCGGGGAAAAGTATGATTTCACCGGGTGGTTTGAGGCCGGGGAAATGGTCAGTGCCGATTTGGTGTACACCTTCACTGCGGAGCGCTCCCGGAATCTGACCGCCGTATTCGCGCTGAAGCAATTCCGGGTTGATGTCGGGGTTGACCCGGCGGGCAGCGGCGAGGCCACGGGCGGCGGCGTATACGACATCGACACCGAGGTTACAGTTGCGGCGGAAGCGGGAGACGGTTATGCGTTCACCCGGTGGATGGAAAACGGCGGCACGGCGGCGGATGGCCCGGAATACACCTTTACACTTGACCGTGACCGGGATTTGGTGGCGGTTATGACGAAAACCCATGTCATTTCCGTAGCCGCAAGCGACAATGACGGCGGCACGGTGGACGGGAGCGGGATGTACTTGGACGGACAGGCCGTCACGGTATCTGCGGTGGCGGCGGACGGATACGAGTTTGCCGGGTGGCAGGAGAATGGCTCCATTGTCAACGAGGATGATGTATACAGCTTCGCGGCATCGGCGGACAGGGAGCTTACCGCTGTGTTCGTCAGAGTATACATTGTCATCCTGCTGGCAGAGCCGGACGGCGGGGGAACGGCCCAGGGCGGCGGGAGATATCGCGAGAGGGAGCAGATTACTGTCACAGCCGCGCCAAATGAGGGCTATAGATTCGCTGGATGGGAGGAAACGTCATGACAGAGGCAAGGACCGCAAGCGGAAACATTGTCAGCACCGATCTTGCCTACACTTTTACCGTCACCAGAGACCACACGCTGACTGCCGTATTTGAAAAAATCCCTGCCTACACCATCACCGCAACCATCGACCCGCCGGAGGCAGGCACCGTCTCCGGGGCGGGGAAGTATCAGGAGGGCGAGACCGTTACCCTCAAGGCCGTGCCGGCGGACAGCTATCAGTTTACGGGCTGGCAGGAAAACGGGGGCACAGTAAGCACTGAGGCAGAATATACGTTTACAGTAACGGGCAACAGGGAGCTTATTGCGATATTTGCGGCAGCGCCTCCATACGAATCCGGAGTTGATTGGTGGGCGGTCGCTATGCCTTTGTCCGCCTACTGGCGCACTATGGCATATGGGGCCGGAAAGTTTGTTGCGACTACAAATAACTCCACCACCTATGCCTATAGCGCAAATGGAACAAACTGGACAAAAGGGACTCTGCCCACAAACGTTGGCTGTAGAAGTATCGCCTATGGCGGTGGAAAGTTTGTTGTGGTTGGAGACTCAAACGTTGCTCTACACAGCGCAGACGGTACTACCTGGGCCAAGGCGACCCTTCCCTCAACACAAAATTGGAACGGAGTCGCCTATGGTAATGGGGTATTTGTTGCCGTGTCGGGAGGAGTTTCAACTACCACCACGGGAAATGTGGCCGCATATAGCACAGACGGAGTTACTTGGACCAAAGCCACGCTTCCGGCTTCCGCAAACTGGCAAAAGGTAGCTTATGGAAACGGAAAGTTTGTTGCCACATCATACAGCGGCAACAACATGAAGTTCGCCTACAGCACAAACGGTACAACCTGGAAAGCTGCGTCAGTGTCACAAGGAGCCGCAAATTGGTCTGGTATAGCATACGGTAGCAGTAGGTTTGTTGCGTTGGCTGCCGGTTCTGACAAAGCCGTGTATAGTACAGACGGAATCACTTGGACTGCGGCAACCTTGCCCTCGTCTGGGAGTTGGTGGGCAATCACTTATGGGGATGGCAAGTTTGTTGCGGTGTGCTATAACTCCAACAAAGCAGCCTATAGCTCAGACGGGGCCGCATGGGTTGAGGCAACATTGCCCTCAACCGCCAATTGGCGAAGCATAGCCTATGGGGACGATAAGTTTGTTATAGCGGGATACAATGGCAGCAAGGCCGCTTACAGTAGCAAATATGGTCCTGCTACCTGAAAGGAGTGGTCTCAATGGCAAGCCCGACCTGGCCCCAGCGCCGGGAAATCTACATAGACGCCCGGAACCTCCAATCGGACAGCGACTCGGACAACCCTCTCACCCCAGAAGAGTACGCCGCCGCCCTGACCACCAGGGGGCGGGAAAAGCTGGCGGAACACCAGCTCGTGCGCTCCTTTTCGGCTGAGGTTCGCACCTACGACCCGACCTACCCATACGGTGAGGATTTTCAACGTACATTGTCTGAGGCGTCAGGAATTTTAAAGGAAGTGACCACCATGCCAACCACACCGCGCATATGGACACGGGAGGATATCCCGACCGTACCGGATACAGTTGAGTTCCTTGACCGTGTACAAGCTGTCCGCAACGTGTTCCCCGGCATCCCGGATCTCCCGGAGGTACCGCCGGACATGGAGCATTTCACGTATCAGGAAGCCAACGACATCGAGCGGATCCTTGCCCGTATCGGCTGGGCGGCGGATTCCATCAAAACAAGCCGGGTATATTCCGGCGAATTTCAAGCAGGAGGTGGTTAAATGCAGGACGCAATTGTGCTTGGAACGGGCAATTCCCGGTATCTCAAATCGGTAAGCGGGTTTATGTCGCTCTACCCGACCTATGAGGATTTTGCCGCCGCCCTTGTGGCGGGCGGGGCAGACTGCAAAAGCAGTCATAACCGTACCCATTCCCCGCCGCAGCGGAGATAAAGTTTTTACTCGATTTTTTTACAAAAAAATCGCGGGTGCAGGGCAGAGCCCTGCGAAAGAAAGCGTTAGGACTTTTTGTCTTTGTCGTCTTTTGCATCGGCGTTGGCGTTGTCTTTGGTGTCGGCCTCGGTCTCGCCACCTTCAGCGGGGGTGTTGGCAAAGGTAGAAGCGTCAGCTGCGAGCTGCTGGAGGAAATTGCTCGTTGTGCTGGTGCTGACAACGTGAATTGTTTGATCCTTGTTGACGAGGAACTCGGTGAGCCCAAAGTGCCGTGCGGCCTTTTCTTCCAGGGTGTCGTTTGGCCCCTCTTCGTAAGGGTACCAGTCGTAAGTGTAGCCCATGCGCGTCCATGCACGGTTGACCATGCAGTAATTATAATGGGTATTCGCAGTGAACCAGTTGTAAAAGACGTCGTCTGGCTGCGAAACAAAACTGTTTGTCATGACCGTAGTCATCACATCGGAAGAATAGGCGGGCCGGACAACACTCTCTGGATTGACCCAGAAAATCGTAAAATGCGTGTTTTTGGAGTTGTCATCGGTCAGCGGCGGCAGGCCGAACAGCTGCTGTAAGCGCAAATCAACATTGTCTTTGCCGAATTCCTTGTTATGCGTAGGGTTGGAATACCAGCTGGTCAGCTCCCTGAGTGAGACGGCTGTCACATTATCGTAAGAAAGGGTGACGTCGGTCCCAGCCGGATAGGTTTCAGGATTCCTGTGCCACATACAGAGCAGGACGCGGCCATTATCGTCAAAATCCACGCCCGTGCTGCCCGGGGCAAGGGTGACAAGGATCTGTTGGGGACTCATATTAGCGGGTAACTCATGGTTTTCGGCAAGCAGGGTGTCGTAAACCGCGAGCTGGTATTGCTCATCCGTGCGGGGCGCTTCTGGTTCTTTGGGCTTCGAGAGGAGGTGGGTCAGCAGTCCGACGGGGATGCAGCACAGAACAATTAAGAATAGGACGATAATGACCGGGAAACGCCACTGGAAGAGGACGCGCCGCGCGGTCAATTTTTGAGGTTGTTTTCTGGGTCTTTCACTCATGGGACAAACATCCTTTCATAAGTATCCCCGGGATGTCCTCCGCAGACGGCGCCCCCGAGACCCCCCGCCCCCCCGCCCCCCCCCCCCCCCCCCCGCCGCG